CATAAAACAGGTAATGTTTATGTAGAATTTCAATCAAGAGGAAAAGATAGTGGTATACGCACAAGTAAATCTAATACTTGGATATTTAAAATTGTAAGTGCAAAAGACACACATTTGTTTTCTGTGCATATACCTTTATCAAGACTAAGAAGATTAGTTAGTAAAGATTACAGAGTTGTACCAGGAGGGGATAACTTAACATCAAAAGGATATTTAGTTCCTATAAAAGATTTAATTACAGTATGAAAACAAAAGAGTTTTTGTCTAAAGCAAATGTCTTAGTTGAAAGAGACAGACAAAAAGATTATGGAGATAAGCTACATAATCATTCTAACATTGCAAAATTATGGTCAGCATATTTAGATATAGAAATAACTGCACATGATGTAGCAATATTAATGGCATTATTAAAAGTAGCTAGAACTAAACTTGGCCAAGTTAGTGACGATACATATGTAGATATGTCTGCTTATAGTGCTATTGCAGGAGAAATAAAATTTAGAACCCATAAAAAGGAGAAAGGATGAATAATTATTTAATTACACAAGAGCAAGTAAATTCAGTATTAAAATACCTGTTTACTAAGCCTTATGGTGAGGTTGCCCAAGCTATTGCAGTTCTTACAAAACTTCCAAAATTAGACCCAAAAATAAATCCTACTTTTGTCAAAGAACAAGACAAAAAAAATGACACCAAGTAAAGAAGCAATATTGTTCAGTACTGTGGTGTCAATAAATAATGATGGTAATTTAATTACAAGGCATGAGTCATTACCTGTAAAAGCAGTTCAAGAAGAACTAGGTAGTGACTACTATGCCCATCTAATATCAGCTATAGTGAATCAATGCAATGCAGATTCGCATTACTTTGATGAGCAATTACGCAATCTGTTGCGTAGCATTTGACATCAAGCCCATAGGCTCTTCTGTCTGTTGTGGCTGTTCAATAACCCCTGTAGGGGCCATGGTATTCATTGCCATAGCATCTGACATAGGTGTTGGAACTGCAATCTCTTCTTGAATTTCTTCTTGTTGTGGTTGGTCTACTGGTGCGGTTTGTTGTTGTGTTTCTTCTAAAGGAGTGTCTGGAACTTTAGGCCCTTCTTGTTGCATTAATCCTGTAGTTAAAGGTTTTGTTTTTGATTTAGCTTGTCCTGCCATACTGCCATACTCGTCCATTAACTGACTAAAGTTAACATCTCTCATGGCTTTTAACAAATCACCCACAATCATAGGTCTTGATACGTTTCCTTCCATTGGAACTGTAGGTTGTGCTCTGACATTTTCTGTCATCATTTGTGTTATTAGTTGGTCTGTTACTGGTAATGCCATTTAAAACTCCAAGTTATATTGTATACTAAAATCATCTGCCCAATCTAAAGTTACCTTTCCTGTTTTTCCTACATCAAAATCTATACCTTTATTAAAGTACGCTTCTGCAATTACAAAAGATGCACCTACAGTATCTTGTAATGAGGCAGGAACAAATTCCATTATAGTATTAGTAACATTAGTTTTAAAATCATTATTTTGTAGATTTACTTTTAAATCTGTAGACTGGTCAGCACTAGGTGTTAACAAAGTATTAGATGGTAAAGTCAAATCCATATTGTATTCAAGACCAAAGACATTATCTTGTTTAGCGTCTGATTTCATAATACCTTTTGATTTAGGTCTATCATCTCTATCTGGGTCTTGTCCAGGTGCTATTATTTGAACGTCTTTTTTTTCTTTATCTGGTGGTGGTTTCTTTTTAGGAACAATAGGGTCAGATTGATTACTATTGTTATTACCGCTACTTTGATTTCTAAAATCATCTTGTTTTTGTTTAGCTTGTTTACCCTTTTCATCAGATGTAGTTGCCCCAGATAAACTTTTTATACCTGCAGATTTCATAGATTGTGCAGCCTGTTTATATGCACTAGTATCTGGTTTAGAACCTAAACCTTTATTTTCATATTTTCTACGTTGTGTACCATGCCCAGGTCTATGTGGCATACTATCCTCCTAATGGATTTTTACTATTTAATTTTATTTCTTCTATCTCTGCATCTTGCACTTCATTTTCTTTTGACAAGATTGCTATAGTTTTTTCTATACCTGTAAGTATTTCATAAATAGGTGTCAACTCTACAGGGTCTGGAATATTAAGCATAGCTATTTGTTCTTTTACTTTGCCTATCTCTTTAAATACCACTGTTAAATCTGTAGGTAATATTTTATCATCTACCTTTTTAATTCTATCAATTAAATCCACTTTATATTCGTTTGCATATAATAAAGCGTCATCAATCTTTGCTTCTAGCTCTTTATCTTTTTCTTTTAATGGTTTTAAATTTACTGGAGGTGTAGCTTCAATGGCATCAAGCCTTGAATTAAACTGGCCCCAGGTGTAAAAACCACCACCTATAGCACCAATAACTCCAAGCAGTGCTGCATATGTACTAAGTTTTTCAATTATTTTCATTCTTCATAGCCTCCAATTCTAATTTTAGTTTATTAGTTTTGTTTTGTGCTTTCTGTAATTGTACACTATGTACTTCTACAGGGTCATTTTGTGTGTAACTTGCAAGAGTTACGCCACTATAAATATCTTTGTCATAGACGCCTAGGTCTATTTGATTAAATAAATCCATACTTTGGTCTGTATATATATCTTTTGATTTATAAAATTGTGTTTTATTGTAGGCGTCTAAAGTATTGTTCTTAAAAAATAAATCCTCTTTTGTTAAGTTTTGAGTTGTTTCTTTTGTTACTTTAGCTATTTGTTTTGCTATCGCTTTTAAATTGTTTTTTAATTTTGTTTCTACCTTTGCAACATCTGTAGCAACCCCGTCTTTGGTGTCCACTTCTTCCGACTGTATATCTTCTTGCTCTCCACTATCTTCTGTTGATACTTCGGAGTCCTCAGATTCTGTGCTATTGGGTTCTTCTTCTTCTGTTGTTTCGTTTGTTGCAACTTCTTTTTCCTCTTCTACTGGTTCTGACTCAGTAACTTCCTCCACTGTCTCTGTCTCATTTTCCTCAATCTCTGGAACGCTTTCTTCCTCCGTTGAGATATCTTCCAATGGTTCCTCAAACTCTTCAAAAGATTCTTCAGTTAGTTCATCATTGAACTCCTCCTCAGTTATCTCTTCAAAAAATTCTTCGGCAGTTATGCCTTCGTCTTCAAGAAACTCCATGAACTCTTCTTCCATGCCAGTCTCTTCTAAAAATTCAGTAAAGTCCTCCTCAAATTCTTCTGTGAATATTTCTTCTGTCACCATCATGGGTTCAGAAAATTCTTCTTCAAAAAATACCATTTCTATCTCTGGCATTTCTTCAAAAACCTCCATATCAAATTCTTCTATTGGAGGTAGTTCATCTATATATACGTCATCAAAACTAAAAGTATCATCAAATGTAAAATCATCTTCAATAATTACATACTCTTCTTCAAAGTATAAATCATCTGTATTCCAATCAAAGTCATCTGGGATATTATCTACAATGTCATAAATATCTTCGTCAATATCATCTATAACATCTTGTGTTTCTTCATTTATAGGGGGTACATACGTATAGGTAATATCTAATGTAACATTATCTACATCTGGCCCACGATGATAGTTATCATAAGTTGTACCTGCAGTTTCATTATATAGCTCTGCTCTTATTGTAAAATCTGTTTGTGTATTTGAGCCTTGAGTATACACATTTGTATAGTTTGTAAACGTGCCGCCATTACCTGGTCTACTAGGGTTATGGTCATTTATTTCTCTAACTTGTGTAGACACTGAACCATCAGAGCCCGTAACAGTTTGTTTAAGAGTGAGTGTGTTTTCAATACTGTTCCAAAACCATACATCTGCCCCCATGGTTGAGGTAAATCCTTGATTAACTTCTCCCTGTGTTAAATGTCCATCGCCAACTAAATCTACATCTTGATATACATTGTCTTCTTCATGTCCTTCAAATGCTAATACACCACCACTACTATCCATGCCTGTTTGATATGGAAATCCATTCCAAGCACCATGAGTGTGAATACCATGGTCGCCATCTGTTGACCAACCAGTTGTAGTGGTACTGTTTCCAGTTCCAAAAGTAGAATTAGAAAGAACGTTTCCTGTATTTACAGTCTGTGCATTACCAATACTGTAGAGACATAAAAAAGATATGGCTATTGAAAACCATATCCCATAATATAAGTATCTCATTCTGCGTGTACGTTAATTATTCGTTCTTCTTTTGTTTCTATATCTGTTTCAATAATTATATCGTTAAGGTCTTCTTCCTCTTTTAGTGTAGCAAGTTCTGCTTCTTTTCTAGCTTTTTCTTCTGCTAGTTTTCTAGCTTCTTCTTGTCTTGCTATTTCTGCAAGTTCAGCATCAATACGAGAACGTGTTTCTAATTTAGATACATAGGAGTTGTAGTCTGGTCTTTCAATATCATATTTGTTCCATTGTTCTAATGCTTCTTTACCAATCTTACCTTCAAATGGACAAGGTGTTCCTGCCATTTCCATCGCAAAAAATACCCGCTCATCTTGACACAAAATTGACACAGCCGCTACCTTCATTCCATAATCGTATAATACTTTAGATAATTTTATTCGTTCACAATTGAGGTCACGGACATGCTTACCACCAGAAAGGCCAAAACCAAGAGTAGATACAGAGCCACTAACCCCCATGCTACAAACATCTTGAGACATAGCTGAATACGAAGGGGCATTAGCTGAGTTGACTGGTATGTCTGACCCATTTGTAGTGCTGTTATTGGTTGTCGTATTTGTTGTTGTGTTTGTTTGCCCATCGTTGTTATTTGTTGTTGTCGATGTGTAACCGCCTGTAATTTGCGTGTTACTACCTGTTTGATTTGTCTGAGAATTTGTATCATTATTTGAATCCCCTAATGCTGTTGTTGCAAGTAATACTAATAATATAATTAAACTATTTCTTAACAAGGCTACCTCCAAAATACAATCCTACGATTGCAGACATTAAGTGTGTATCTAGTGGTGTTATAATTACACCTGCAAATGCTTTATCCATCAACACTTCTTTTTGGTCTACTAAAAATAAAAATCCACCTGCAAATTCTGTCCATGTTAAAATAACAGGAACATCAAAAAATACAGGAACAAATTTAGGATATGCAATAACCATAAACACTGCTGTCAAAGCAATAATTCTTCTAGTCCATTGAAAACCTTTGTTCTCATATGTTCTTGCACTTTCAATGTGTTTCATTTGGTTATCAGCTCTAGCCAATAACATTTTTTGTTCTTCTTGTTTTGCTTTGATACTTTGTGACCAGATGGACATTACCCCACCTAATACACTAGACCCTAGCATTGTAATCATTTCTACTGGTAATCCGCCTAACATACTACTTGTACCTCCATCTTCTGTTACGTTACTAAATAAATTAAAACCTGTGATTGCTAGTAATAGTGTTTCCATTAATTGGACAATTTCATAAATGTCCAGATAGCTCCTAATATACCACCTATGAGTAGGAATACTTTAATACCTCCAAGCCCCATATTACTAGTCTTATTTAAATCTCTTATTTGTTTTTGCATGATGTTAACATCTTCTCTGATGTACTTAACATCTGTTTTTAATTCTGCTATTTCTTTTTCCCACTCTGCCATTATCCCTCCAAATAAAAACTATGATTGCCTATCTTTTTTATTGATTTCATTTTAGGACTGTCTTTCCAAACAGGGTCAGCTTTGTCTGGATTAAAATAATGTGTTGCCCCATCTGTGTTATCTTTTATACGACCATCCAGTATACCTCTTGCAATTTCCATTGATTGTACAAAGTAAGGGTCGTCTGTAGTTGCGTTCATTGTATCTATATAATTTTGGTCTTTTGGATATTTATCTGGTTTAGTTTCTGCATTAAATAGACTAAATTGTTCTGGTAATTTAATTATTTCTTGTATACTATCACCATACCAACTTTTTTTATTTAATCTGTTTATTACAACATTACCTACAGCTGCCATACCGTCTTCTCCTTGGTCTCTTGCCTCACCATAAATAGTTCTAGCTAGCAACTCTACATCATCTTCTGTGTAGTCTATTGGTGCTCTTGGTTTTTCTTTTATTAATATATCCATATTACTTAAACAACTCGTCAACAAAACTAGTATCAAGGCCAGGTTTAGTTTTTGTTTTAATAGATTTTTTACTTTCATCATAAGTGGTGTACCCAAATACATCTTTTTCTATTGTTTCAAAGTTTGCATTTCTAAGGTCTTGTAATACTTGATTTGCAATGTCGTTATTTAATTGTGTTAATAAATTAATATCTTTTCTTTTTATATCTGCTTCTGACATGCCTACATAATCTGCAGGCCTATCAGAAAAACCTTTATAGTCTTTTGTTTTTGTAATAATAGTTATTTGGTTTCTATTACTTTTTAATATTTGAGACACAGTATCAAACCAATTACTAACATATATGCCTTCTTGTACTTCTGCATATTGTAAATCATCTGTAAATTTAAAACCTAACACAGAAGATAAATCATTTAAATTATAATCTACTCCTGCTTTTAGTTTTCTTGCTTTATTTCGTATATCATAAAATGTTTGAAGTGCTTTAGAGTTTTTTACTGGAACATCTACTTTAAATCTTCTAGTAACAATACTCCATGGTTCTTTTGCAAGGTCTGCTACATCTCCTCTACGTGTTGGCTTTTCACCAAATTTGTTTTCATCATATAATGCAGCGTCAAATAAATCTAATGGATAACTAGCAATGCCTGTAAAATATCCTGCCATAATGTAATCTAAAATTATAGGTGATATCGTTGTGCCTCTGTATGTCATTTCGTCAGCACCTGTTCTAATTTCTTTAGCTTTACCTGTAAGCATACGAATATAATTTGACATGTATTCTGCACTAGCTCTTGTATTAGACTTTAATTGTTGCCCTTCTGGTAATCTTCTGTAACCATGTGGTAATATCTCATCACCTAACCAGTTTTTATTTAACATAATATGTATCCAAGGATTAGCTAACGTTGGTGCTGCTAGTCCAGGCATAATTTGTGCAAAAGATTGTCCAACATATTCTGCTGCTACACCAGGACTTTTTTTCATTATACCTTCGTATATACCTGTAGCAATATTTCCAAATACACCAAAGTCATATGGTTTTGGTAAAGCAAAAAAATGTTTTACTTTTCTTGAGCCATCCATGTGCAGATGACTACCATCTTCTTTTGGTTCTTCAAAAACAGGATATAATAAATTGAGTTGTTTAACTTCATCTGGCACGTCTTGATATTCTGGTAAATCTCTGTTTCGTAAATGAAACATTATTTCTGGGCCTACAACAAACCCACCCATAAATAACAAAGACCTAGTATTTATGTCTCCAAATCTAGACACATCCCCTAATGCTTCTTTACCTGCAATAATACCTGCTCGTCTTTTAATAATTCTATCAATGCCTGCTTGTTTACCTGTGCCTTCACCTTCAACAAATGTACGAGCACCTCTGTAAAATCCTTGTAATCCTGCATTAAAAAACATTGTTACAGATGCGTAATTGTTTAGCCATGTAGAAGACCCACGCATTGCAAAATCCGTAGACACTTCTCTACCTGCTATGGATGCAAATGTAGAACTTACACCATATTTTCTAGCAAGGTCATACTCTGCATATCTAGATGCATATTCTATTCTTGATACTAATTCTGCATAACCTTTTGCACCTCTACCAAAAACACTACCTTTCATAAGATTAATAGTTTTTCTGTACCATGCACTTGCAGAACTTTTCCCTAATTCATCTAATGCATCTAATCCTGCGTATTTTTCTACATCCAGTCTAGTAGATTGTCCTAAACCATTTACTATAGAATTTCTAAATTCGTTGTTACGTTTGTATGCATTAATGTACTTTGTCATGTTAGTGCCATCTGCATTACCTGCAAATGTCATCATAAAACCTTTCATAGAGTAATATGGATTAACACCAAAAGCAGAGTTTATTGTTGCACTTAAACTATCACGAATAAAGTTAAATGCTACAAATGGTGGTGAGTATGTAATTGCTCTTGCAGGCAACCTGCCAACATATTTAGTTACACTAAATACTTTTGATATAAATTGTTCCATTGCAGTTGATGGCCCTTTTAATGTGCCAATAGCATCTTGCATTAATGCACTTTTTACTTCGTATATTTCTCGTTCTCCATTTCTGTAGAACACATCATATACTTTGCCATCTGCATCTCTTATGGAATTTTGAAATCCCATAGTAAACATTTTTGTATCTTTATCTTTTAAATCTTTTAATGCTTTTGCACTAGCAGGGTCTATTTCAATGCCTTGTGCTTTTAATTTTTTTATTAATGGGTCTATAAAAACTTGTTGTTGTTTTTGTTTACCTAACTTTGCAGGGGATGCTATGTAAGCAGATTCTGCTTTGTTTAATTTATCTAAGCTATTATAGAATACTAATTTTTCTGCGTTTGCATCTGCTGCTTTTATTGCGTGATTAACATACTCAATACTAGTTCTAATTAATGGAGCAATAGTTGTTTTTTGTAATGCTTGTCTACCAGTGATAAGTTTTTTACGTTTTCTAGTTGTACCCGAACCAGGAACAGCACCTATTACTTTAGTTGTGCCAGGGTCAACCATCTCTATTTCTAGTTTATTTACAGTTCGCATTGGTATGTAACCATATGGATTAGCTGCTTTCATTGCTGCAGCTTCATCTACACTATGCATACCTTTACTAACAGAATAATCTAGTATATCATCATAAAACGCTTTCCATTCTGTCAAACCTTTTACGTAATCAAGATTTGAATTTCTACCCTCTGGTGCTATGCCATTTTTTGTATACTTAGCTTTATATGCATCTGGTGTTAATTCTGCATAATCAAGAAGTTCTTGAATATTTTCTTTTGCTAATCTCTGCCTTTCTAATGCTACTTCTGCAGCTGTAGCTTTTTTACCTTTTATTTTAATTTTATCTTTAGGTGTAAAAGGAGTATCTTGAACTTTTGCATTTGGATTTTTTGCAAGTATCTTATCATTTTCTGCTAATATTGCTTGACTTCGTTTTGCAAGAACATACTTTGCAAATATGTCTGCTTCGCCATAGTTATCAAACTCTTTTAGTATCTGTTCTAAACCTTTGTTTCCTGTAGCAACGTACTCTGATTTAATTTTTTTTGTTTTAGGGTCAACAACTAATTTTAAAACCTGTACACCATTTTCAATAAAGTCTTCTGCACGAAGTGAACTAGCCGCTATATCTTTTCTTTTAAAATATGATAGTTGTGATGGGTCTAAAAACTCATCACCAATATCTGCATAACGTCCTTCATTTACAGCTTTTTCTACAGCATCTGTTACAGGTCGTTGAACATCAAACGCTGCTTTACCACCTCTAACAGAACCTGTTACTCCTGTGTATACTTTTTGATATACTTTATAAAAATTATCTTTATCAAAAACTTTTTGTTTGGCTCTTTGTATTTGCCATAAAATACTTTTTTTATCTTGCTCACCTGCAAGTATAACTCTTTTTTGTCTGCCTACTTGTGATTTACCTAATTCATCAAAGTCTAGAATTTCTTCTGTAACTTCTTTTTCAACATTGCCTGTATCGTCAATATCATTTAATGTCTTTTTTAAAGTAGGGCTATCAACTTTTTTTGCATTATAGTTTATATCAGAAAATAATTTTACTGCACCATAATTTGCAAGACCATTAGGTAATAAACTTAATCCACCACCCATAACAGCAGTTAAACCTGTTCGTTTAAAATCGTACCCTGCTCTAAGTCCTAATTCTTTTTCTGTTTCTTGTATAGCTAAGTCAGCACCTGCAAATACAGAAGCATCAAATGCTGTTGTTGCTGCAGTTGCTTTTGCTGTTAATTTTAGTATTTGTTTATTTAATTCTTTTCTTGCGTATAGTTTTGCCGCTTCTTTACCAACTGTTTTAGTTGCAATAGAACCTACACCAAAACTTGCTAAGTTTGTCCAATCAAAAATGCCTGCTTTTAAATTTTGAAATATTGCACTGCCTGCACTTCTGCCACCTTCTTCCCAAAAGTTTGGCATATTGTACCAGTACTCTGTTAGATACTTTAAACGTTGAAGTTGGTCAACGTCCATTTTATTTTTTACTTGATTTAATTCAACTAATGCACTTGTTACATTTGACTGTTTCCAAGTTCTGTCATTTATATATTCATCAACAACATCTTCATCATTATCAAATTCTATACCATCACGTTCTTCATAAAATGCTTTTGCATTTTCTATAAGCTCTTTATCTTCGTAAATAGATTCAAAAGAATATTTTTTAGAGCCATCTGCATTGTATCCTAAATCTATTGTGTCTGAATAAGGAACTAATGAAGTTGGATTTTCATTATCATAATCAGTATCAATATATGGTGCAGGTGTTAAATCTGCATCCATGTCGATGTATTTAAACTCAGACATGCTTATCCTTATTGTTGTTTTGGTGTTCCGTCTGGATTGTGTGTGCTACTCCATATTCTATCCCATTCACCTTGAGGGATAGTTCCTCTATCTGGCCTTGGTTGTACATGACCTGCAGGTAAACTTGCATCTACAAATTTCTTTAATCCTGTTTTTGAATCATGGTCATATTTAACAAGAGAGAAAAGGCCATCATCTTTAACACCATATTCTTTTCTCCAATTAGCCATACCACCCATTTCTTTTGAAGTTTTTACAGTATTATCGCTTAGCCATTTTTCTTTGTCCAAAAGTTTATCTGTTTGATTTCTTGCTTCTATAACACCAGATGCTTCTTCATATTCTTTTTCTGTTTTTTCTTGCTCGGCTTGAATAGCAGCGTTTGCTTTTGCACTAGTTATCCAATATGCACCTTTATTACCATCTGGCCCTTTTTGTTTATCAGCAACAATAGCATCAACTAATTTAATCATACGTTTATAATCTTCGTTATTAACAGCTAATGGGCCTCTTGCACTTTCTTCTAAAGCAGACATTGCAAAATTAACTTTAAACTCATTAATTGCTTTTCCTTGAATACGAGAAATAAGTCTTTGACCTTCTTCAGTGCTACTGTCAATTCCCGATACAGCTTCTCTAATTTGAGCCATAACTTGATTAACACCTGCAAGTGCAATATTACCTTTTTCTACATCAGTAGCATTTTCTGGTAATGCCAATAATGCTGAAGTAAATCCACTAGCGGTATCCATACTTGTTGATTTGTGTAAATTAATCGCTAATCCTACTAGTTCTTGCGGTCTTAATGCAGTTGTTCCTTGGTCTATATAACTTCTATCTAATAAAGTTGCGTAATCGTATATGTTAACAAATAATTTTTGTCTTTGACTATTTTGTGAAAAATAATCTTCTGTAGTAAAATTTTTATTTGTATCTAAAAATTGACCTAAATCTTCAAATGCATTAAATAATCCTTTATTGTTATAAATTGAAGTAACAATTTTACTATCTCTATCTTCTTCTCTACCTAAAATATCATTAAAAGAATCTCCAACTTTCATTATTGATGATGTATAACTACGACCATCTGACGATAAAGTTAATTTTACAATTTCTCCTTCTTTTAATGACTGAGGATTAATATCTGTATATGTCCATCTAGGGTCGTCTGGACTAGTAAGATGTATTTCTTTTTGTAATCTTTGTGGTTCAAATCCTGCTAAATATGAATTATTAGTAGCTAATGATTTTGTAGATGTGCCTACTGTTTGTGTAGTATCTACTTGTGTAGTTTGTGCAGTATCTGTTTGTGTAGTATCTACTTGTGTAGTTTGTGTTGTACCTGTTTGCATAGGTGCTCTACCTTGTAAATCTATAGCTTTATCTTGTTCTTCACTAACACCAGATGTCATAGGAATATCACTTGTAAGTGCATTACTTATATTTGATGACACATTATTATTTTGTTGTAGAACAGAAGATATGTTAAAATTTTTATCTTTATCAGCAAGTGTATCATTATAATGCTGTATGTACACATCTTGAAATCCAATTTTTGTATCTCCAGATGGTATTTGTGCATTCACATGCCAATCAAGACCATATCCATTTCCTTGAAAATAATTATCATGTCTACCAAACCAAGTATTCCATGCAGCATCACTATTTAAATGACCTTGTAATTCCATTATATCTAAAAAATTATTATTCCAACCTTGTGCTCCTAGTTGTTCTCTTTTATCTTTTATAAATTTTTCTGTTTTTTCTTTGTCTGAATTTACCTTGTTGCCATTTTTAAGATTTTCTAATTCTATGTTAGCTAGTTTAGTTTCTAATATTTTATCTTTCATTAGTTTTTCTTCAAAAAGTCTAGCCTCTTTGAGTTTTTCGTCTTCTCTTTTTTGAGCAGCCTTTTGAGCCATAATGTCTGTAGTGCCTTGTAGATAGCCTATACCTACATTTTTTAACGCTCTCATTATACTCATTACTCAGTCTCCTTTTTCATTAAACCAGATGGCTCTTTGTTTTCTAATTCTGCTCTTATTTCTGCTGCAAATTTTTCTGCATCGGTTTGTCCTGGTGTTGCAGCATCTTGGCCTTTTTTCTTTAAAGATTTAAAATTAGCAAAATCCATATGAAATTTATTATTGCTTTGGTCGCCCATAAATAATTTTAAATCTTTGATTTTAAGTTTCATACCAATAGCCATAATTTGTTTAAACACTATTTCAGATAAGATGATAGCCATATCAACTGTCCACTTACCTTCCATAAAACCACCAAACAAAACCATACGTGCAAGTGCCTCTACTGGTATGCCCTCTTTTAACATAGTAATAACTTGGTCAGCTACTTTACCATCATGCAATCTATCCCATGTGTATTCTGCTGCCTCCATTACATCTGTATATTGTGGAGAGTGTTCCCATGGATAATTTCCTGGTGTGTTTGTTAATGATTGTCCTGGTATAGGAGCATCAAATCTATCTGTATACTGTTCTGCCATAATTATACCTTTGAAATAACGATATCGTCTTTTACGTAATTAGTTAATCTTTTTTCCCATTCTAATAAATTAGTATCAAAATCTGCACTGTCATATAAATCTACAAAAGAACCATCATCTGCATCTCCTGCAGGTGATGATGCAAATACTCTTGCAGGTGAAAAACTTGGTGGTGATACTTGTGCTACATTAGGCCCAGATGAGCCTTCACCAAATGCTGCAGATAAACCTTTTTCTAAAAATTTGTTTGCTACCATTCCCATTATTGCATTTAACATTTTTTATTCTCCTTTAGCTACTAAATACACCTGCAGCGAATTTACCTAATAATTGAAACAAACCGTCTGTAGATGCTTGGTCTTGTAAATCAAAAGCAGTTTGTCTTTCTAATGCTGCAACTGCCATTGCATGTAATCTTTGTAAATTATTTTGAGATGCTTCATTTGTCCATGATGCTTCGTCTCTCCATTGTTGCCATAAAGATGACATAGCAAAGTTTGACATGTTAAGTAAGTTTTGTGCGTTAGTTTGGTTAGCTGCGTTTGCTGCTGCTGTATTTGCTGTGTTAATATTTCTACGCCATTGTGCATTTGATTGGTCAATGACTTGTTGATTTTGTACATTGAATCTTTGTCTTTGGTCTTCTAGTTGAGAATTAAACTGACTAACAGCAGCTTCTGTTTGTGCGTTTTGCTGTGCAACTGCTGTAGCATTGTTTGCATTTTGTGCTTCAAGTTTGTTTGCTTCTGAAACTGCAAACTGATTCATAGCATCAGCACGTTGAGCGTTAGAAGTAGAAACCGTAGTTGATAAATTGCTATAAAACTGGTCTACTTGATTTTGACTTGTTGCATTAAATTGTGCTGCTGCATTTGTTGCTGCTTGGTCACTAAATAATTGTGCCTGCCTTACATTTTGATTTTGCAAAGCGGTTTGCTGTCTGTTGTTAAGATTAGCCATATCCATTTGTAGATATGCTTGTGCATTTGAAACTGCAGCTTGTTGTCTATTATTAAGATTTTGAAAAATCATTTCTTTGTATGTAGCTGCATCTGCTGCTGCAATAGGTGTTGCTGATTGCATTACACCTTGAGCCAATGCTTCTGCATACATACTAGAGGCACCAAGCCCTCTTTTAGCCATATTTGATTCTACTAATTTTTGTGCACCAAGTGCCCATGCAGGTAATTCTTTACCTTGATTTACAGAATCTGTTACTTGTTGTTGTAGTGTAGCTAATTGTCCTTGAACAGTTGCGTCACTAGTTATTTGACCTTGTTGTGCAACCACAGGTTGTGTTACAGTTCCTTGTGCTGCTGTAGCCATAGGTGCTGCTGTTCCTACAGTTGTAGCCATGTAATTAGCTGCAGTCTGTTGTGCAGGAGTCGCAATTGTTTGTGCGGCAGCAGGCGCTGTAGCCGTAGCTGTTCCTGCAGTTGCTGCAGGTGCTGTAGCTGTAGGCATAGCTGTTGGTAAACCTGGAGTTGCTAATAATTCATTTTGATTTACATTTTGAACTTGTGGTGTTATAGCTGTACCTGTTGCTAGTTTTGGATTAACAGCTTGTTGTTTTACTAAATCTAAAGTATCTTGTGATGTTCCAGATTGTGGTTGAGGCACTACGCCCACAGGTAATTGCACTTGTGGTATTACTGCAGGTTTTGGATTTTGTGTTGTTGACATATTTATACTCTCCCTTGTCCTCTAGTTCGTTTATGTAACTTCCTTGTATTTTTATTTTTAGGTCTACTCCTTGATGAGTCTCCTATACTTGTTCTTTTCTTTACAGGTGTAAAGTAAATATTTCTTACAGATAACTTACTCATTATCTTGCCGTTGTTGGTACACCTTCTGATGATACAAAAGGGTGTTCTGCAAATGCCATATAAATTATCTTTTCACCATTTCCATTATTTGCATTTTGTGCTTGTGTTTGTCTTACTTTAAAACCATTAGATAAAAAATCAAAACCCCACCTTGTTTCATTTGCTTCAGCGGCAGTTTCGTTAGTTTGTAAGTTTGCACCTGCTACTCTATTAAATGGATTTCTTTTATTATCTACGATTATCCAGTTTTCTGTTCTATCTACATTACGATATAAGAGCCAAGCAGGTTTGAATCCTAGATAAACAAATGGCCCTCCAGAAGAACTTCCATTACCTGTATAGCTACCAAATTTACTGTAGCCTTGTACGTTATTAAAAAAATAAGCTACATAGTTTTGATTACCGCCTGTGTTTTGATTTACACCCCCACTATCATTTTGTAGAGACGCAACAGTAGTTGTTGGCTCTGTATTTTGCCAAATACTAGTATCAGTTTCTACTGCACCATCTCCACTTAATCTTATTTTTTTTCCAGCTCCTAAAGAAGTATGGTAAATAAACCAATCATCACCACTTGTTGACCTCTCTTTAATTATATACCAATTGGGTTTAACTCCTAATCCATGCCCTATTGTTTGTCCGCCCGATGCAGAAGTGTAAAGCACAATACTAAACCCTGCTGTAGTGTTTGCTTGTACTGTAGTAGTTATAGAACCATTGCTGTTACTTGTTGTCGTTCCACCATTAGCTTTCCATTGCCATGCTACATAATTATTTGTATTTGTATTAGAATTTGAGTTGTTAGGAACAGTAAAACCATCTGATTGAACAGACGAAACCATGGTATTTGTATATTGGTCTTCACTGTCAGTTCCATTTGTAAATAAAACTTTTGCTATTCCTCTTGATGTGTCTTGAACACCATGTCCATTTGTTGCACTTCTATCTTTTATCCATACCCAATCTGGTTGTAAGTCTGAATTACCTCCATTTGTTATGGCATTAGATGAGCTTCCATCACCTGTATATAAAGTTGTCTGAAAATATATTGATGGGTCGTCTATTGTTGTATAAGCCATTATCCGTACTCCGCTAAGTTCTTCGTGCATAGTGAATAAAATCCACTAGGTACTGCGTATTCAAAGTTACCATATCCGTTAGCATCTGCGTTA